CCTTCTCGCCCATGGCGTTTAAGGCATCTTCCCACGCTCCCGAAAGTTGGTTCATCGCCCCTTTCAGTCCTTTGCTCTGCTTTTCCAGCATACCGTGGAACTTGCCGCCCTCCGCAGTCGCCGCCTCAAATGCACCGGCGACCATTTCAACGGATATTTTGCCGGCACTCATGTCGTCTTTCAGTCGGCTGATGCTCTTACCGGTCTGCTCTGCTATCACGGTAAGGGGGTTGAAACCCGCGTTAATCATCTGCAACAGGTCCTGCCCCATCAGTTTGCCGGTACTCGACATCTGTGCAAAAGCCAATGTCAGGGAGTTGAACTTCTGTGCGTCGCCCATAGAGATGTCGCCTATCTGCCGTAGTATCGGCATCACCTTTTCCGCCTCGATGTCGAACCCGAGCAGGGTCTGGGCTCCTTTCGCCAAATCCTGCACCATCATCGGCGTATTCACGGCAAAACTTTTGATGTCGCCGAACAACTCACGGCCTTTCGTCTTTCCGGCAAGGGTCTCAAATGAGATTTGCAGGGACTCCACCTCGCTTCGCACATCCATAATCCTGCGAATGAAGTCCGCCGCCTTATCGACGGCAAACAGCCCCGCTACGGTGTTCCGCAGTCCGTTCAGCGTACCGTCAAGACCGGTCGCCACACCCTGTGCGTCAAGCATTCCCTCTTTCAGGTTGCCCTTCATCAAAAACTCTATTGCTATTGGTTTCATTGCGTCATAGGTTATACTTGTAGATTGCTCTGGAAGAAGCCGAGTACCTCGTCGCCACCGTCTTCCGTGCCGCCGTCCGACTTCTTACTCCTGACGTAGCGGGGAGCATCCGCCAGCATCATAATCAGCGTCTGGTAATTCACACCGTCCAAAATGTATTCGCGGCTCCAGCCAGTGGCACTCGCTATCTGCCAGACCAGACCGAAGGGGCTATGGCTTCCTTCATACTCGGTCGTTAACTCCCCTTCTTTTTTCGGCTCAACCTCAGCTTCATCGGATTCGTCGTCTCCGCTGATTTGATAATAGGCATAAAATTTTCCGTACCGAGCAGCATCACGAACTTCATCATCGCCACTTGCAGGTAAATGCTGTCAACCCAGTGCCTCAGCAGCCACGCCACCAGCCGCACGGGTTTCCACCAAGAGCTGCACATCGTCAGCGCAACCATCTCCGAGATTGTCCTGCCGTGCGCGGCCACGAACTTCATCTGTGCGTCCTTGTCCATAGCCTCCATCTCGGCATACGTTACGCCGAGACTCAGGTAGAGCCGGGCTATTTTGATTTGGTCGCTCAGCCTCGGACGTCTCATGGTCATGCGAAGATAGACCGGCTTCTTCCTGAATGGGATGCACAGGGGCTTCAACGGAACGGAGACACCGATGTCAAGCAGTGCCTCCGATGCCTCCGATTGGATTTTTTTCTCGTCCATGTCTCTCTGTATTATTCTCCGCCGTTATTGTCGGGAATGTCAATAATCTCGTATGGCGCGCTGCCATCAGACGGCTTCATCACCTTCAGCTCGCACGCCACTTTCGACACCTCCGTAAGCGTCAGCTTGCCGTCCAGATTGGCCAGAAGCATGGCATTCGGAATGCTGATGCGCTTGCCGCTCGGAGTGTCGATGGTGCAGGAGCCGCTTATCTGCACAAGGTCGGTAGGAGCCTGCCAGCCCGTGGCGGTGGCTGTGCCGCCAAGCATGTCGGCAAGGTTCGCATAGTTCAGCTGAATCATCTTGAACTTTGGGGCAATGGTGCCGTTCTTCTGTGTCAGCACGAGGACAGGGGCATCCGGCACCTGTTCCGCCTCCACGTCCACACTTTCGGGAGCCGCACCGCCCCACTCGAAACTGTCTTTCTCAATGTAGCCGACTTCCTTGTTGTTGAAAGTCATCTTGCTAAGTCCGTACAGGAAATCACTTTTGTTCATGTCTTTTTAACTTTTTTGAATGAAAAAACAATGTTCTTTACTCTTTATTTTCGACCTCGCGCTCTTTCGGCAAGGAACGCATACGGATAAGCACAGGGCAGTCGTCGCTGTATTTGCATTTGAGGGCCTCGTCAATGGCCTTGCGAAGCCGCGCCATCTCGCGCTTGGTAGCGTCGAGGTCTTTCCGGGTTTCGTTCAGTTCCTCCTTCAATGGGTCAACGATGTTCTGTATCAGGATTCTGGTGGCTTGCTCCGTGTTGGTTATCTTCACCGTATCAGAGTCGGCCAAAGCCTTCTCAGCCTCCGCCTTTGCCTTCTTCAAGGCACTGCGGATGGTCATGATGGAGATGACGGCACCACAAAGTCCGCCGCCCAGAACCACATTGATAATCTCACTAAGTTCCATTGCGTAGCATTAATTATTAGTCGCCGGAGCCGGCTGGTGTTACAAAGGTCTTCGTGCTGCGGCTGTCAAGCACAATGAACTCCTCGCCGAAAGCAATGTTGGTATCGGCCTTCATCAGCATCTTGAAGAAGTAAAGTTCGCTCATGTTGCTCACAGGCCCAATCTTGATGACATGCTCGTCGTCCTGAAGATTGACGGCGGCAAACAAATTAGAGGTCATCGCATTCTGGCTGCAAAGCGTGGCAACAATGAGGTCGTCCGGCCAAGCCGCAAGCGTCTCAATCTTGATGTCCTTGTACATCTTGATGTTGCGTGTCGTCTCGTCGCGGTTTTTGAAATTACGGGCGGTCAGTTCGTCGTCGTACTTGTTGAAGTCAGACGGACTCATCAGGAACCGCAGGTTCGGATTCTCAATCATCGCCACGGGAATCTGCGACCGGACGGCTTTCAGACGGTCCACCATCGTAGAAGCGTTGCTTTCCACGACAACAATGTCGCTGTCTTTGGCGGCCTGAGTCAGAATGCCGTTGAAAAGATGGTCGTCGTCGTTGCCGTAAACGCCGTTGATGTAATGGCTGCCGAGTTCAAACTGCACCTGCTTCGACAATGCGTCGAGCAGAGCATTCTGCGCATTGGGCGGAAGTTCGGCAAACACGAGGTTGCCTTTCGGCTGCCACGGACGCCAGATGCTCTCAAACACACGCGGGTTGAATACTGTGAACGCCATAAAATCAACGGGGTTCAGTACCTGCTCCGAATAAGTGAAGCTGCCTTTCGAGTCCTCCACCTTCGGGTCGTCCTTCTGCTTGCAAAGCATCTTGCCCGTGCGCAAACGGGGAATTGTGATTTTTTTCGACACTCCGGGGATAACGTGAATCAATCCCTTCTCCACTATCTCGTTTGAGGTCGTCGCAACGGTCAGGAGCTGCTCCAGCACCTCGCCGTTGTAGTTTGTGTTTTGAATGTTAATCGCCATATCTCTTACGTTTGTTAATGTTTTAAATTGTCGCGAATCTCACGCTGGCGTATCTCCCAAGGACTCTCATTCCCTGAACCGCCGCGAACAAGGTCGTCAACCACGCGCTTCCTCGGGCTGATGGCGGCAAGGGCTTTCTTCCCGTCTTCGGGGTGCTCCTTCAACAGACTTTCGTACACAGGACGGGTCTCGGCTGTGATACGTCCGTCTCTTTCGGCTGCATCAAGCAGTGTTTTGCGCTCGGCAGACGCAACGGCTTCGTCCGCTTCCTCGTGCGCACTCACCTTTGCTTTCAACTCTGCGTTCTCACTTTCCAGACTGTCGGACAATGCCGCACGAGCAGCCAGAGAGTCTATGCGCTTCATAATGTCATCCTCGGTTGTGCAACCTTTGAACTGAGGATACCTTTTCAAATCTTCAATGTTCATGCTTAACTCGTTTTTCGGTTTTTTAATCCGGTTATTGAAAATAGTATAAATCTGTTCTGCCGTGGCGTCATCCGGAACGGGGTCGGCGTCATAAATACCGTCGATAAAGCCGAGACGCAAGGCCTCGTCCGCCGTCAGCCAATGTTCCTTCCCGTCAAAGTAGGCGCTCTTGATATTGTCGGCGCTTTTCCCCAGTTTCGCGGCATACATCTGGCAAAGGGTGTCCTCAAGACTCTCTATTTCTTTCAAAACACTCTTCAACTCGTTCTTGTTGCCATAGCACGCGCCGCTTACACTGTGTAGCATCAGACGGGCATACTTGCTCATTTGGACGGGTTTGCCGCACAGCGCTATCACGCTCGCCATGCTCGCCGCAATGCCGTCGATGTATATGCGGATGTCCGCCCTGCTGTTGCGCAGGGCGTTGAAAATCGCTATTCCGGCATATACCTCGCCTCCGTTGCTGTTGATACGGACATCTATGTTTTTGTAAGCCGCCTCCGCAGCCAGCAGTTCGTGCGCTATCTGACCGCTGCTTACAGTACCGCAGCTGTCGCCGATGTCGCCGTACAGCAAAATGCAACAGGCGTCCTCCCCGGGGATTATGTTAAAGAAATTGTGCATCATTTGTCTTATTGTTTTGAATGGGCTCGCACCCGATTTCTGACGCAAAGTTGCGGTTATTTTTCTACTGTCGCAAATCGCTGTTTTATCATAAAATTTTAAGAGGCTGTCATAACGTTTTAACTTGTCATCATGCGGACAAGTTTTGCACATAAAGAAATTTAAGGCCAATTTTGCATCATATAAAACAAGCAAAAAGACAGGCTTATGGCGAAAGAACTTACAAACACACAAAAAAAGGAATGGGCGAAGACCCTCTACCTGAAAGAGAACCTCACGCAGCAGGAGATAGCCGACCGTGTGGGCGTGTCCCGTGTGTCGGTGTCCAACTGGGTACGCTCAGGAAAATGGGAGGAGCAGAAAGCGGGTATCACGCTCACACGCGAAGAGCAGATACGCTGCCTCTACCGGCAGGTGGCTGAGATAAACAAGTCCATCGAGGCAAGACCGGAAGGGGAACGGTTCGCGACATCCGCCGAGGCGGACATCATCGGAAAACTCTCAAAGTCCATAAAACAGATGGAGACGGAAGCCGGAATCGCCGATGTCATTTCGGTCATCACACGCTTCATCGAATTTATCAGGCCGACAAGCCTCGAACAGGCCAAGGAAGTAACCGCGCTGGCAGACGCATTCATCAAATCAATCTTATGAAACCATGAGGCAGACTGACAAAAACGCACTGCTCGACTGGGAGCAGTACAAAAAAGACATACGGAACGAGACACCCGTGGACATAAACATGAGTGCAGGCGAGAGGGAAAAACACCGCCTCCGACTCGAAGCACACCCCATAGAGTGGATTAAATTCTTCTTTCCGGGATATGCGAAATATGAATTCGCCGACTTCCAGAAAAAAGCCATACGCCGCATCATTGAGCACGACGAATGGTACGAAGTACTGTCATGGAGCCGCGAACTTGCAAAGTCCACCGTTACGATGTTTATCGTGTCTTTCCTGACGCTGACAGGACGTAAACACAACGTGCTGCTCACCTCCAACAGCAAGGACAACGCCGTCCGCCTCCTCGCGCCATACAGGGCAAACTTCGAGGCCAACGGACGCATAGAGGCCTATTACGGCAGACAGCAGACGCTTGGAGCATGGACAGAGGACGAATTCATAACCAAGTCGGGAGCGGCGTTCCGCGCCATCGGCGCAGGACAGTCGCCGCGTGGTTCCAGAAACGAGGCCATACGTCCCGACGTACTTCTCATCGACGACTTCGACACTGACGAGGACACCAAGAACCCGGACATCATCCAAAAGCGGTGGGAATGGTGGGAACAGGCTCTGTACCCGACACGCTCCACCTCCGAGCCGACGCTGGTAATCTTCTGCGGAAACATCATTGCAAAGGACTGCTGCATCACACGCGCCGGAAAAATGGCAGACCACTGGGACATCGTGAACATACGCGACAAAAACGGACACAGCACCTGGCCGGAAAAGAACTCCGAGGAGGACATAGACCGCACACTCTCCAAAATATCGACGCTCAGCCAGCAGCACGAATATTTCAACAACCCTATTTCTGAGGGCGAGATATTCAAAGAGGTCGTTTACGGAAAGGTGCCGCCACTCTCAAAGTTCAAATTCCTCGTCATTTACGGCGACCCCGCTCCGGGCGAAAGCAAAGGCAAAAAAGGCAAGTCTTTCAAGGCTGTTATGCTTCTCGGCAAATACGACGGCAAACTTTACGTCATCAAAGCACGGCTTGCACAGGCGCTCAACGCGGAATTTATCGACTGGTACGTCCAACTGCTCGAATATGTCGCCGGACGCTCCGCCGTCTATTGCTGGATGGAAAACAACAAACTTCAAGACCCGTTTTTCCAACAGGTGTTTAAACCTCTCGTCCGCAAGGTGCGCAAGGAGAAAAACATAACGCTCTACATTCAGGGCGACGAGGAGAAAAAAACAGACAAGGCCACGCGCATCGAGGCGAACTTGGAGCCGATGAACCGGGAAGGGAACCTGATACTCAACGAGGCAGAACGCGACAACCCGCACATGAAAGAACTTGAAGAACAATTCAAACTCTTCACCATGTCGCTCAAATACCCTGCCGACGGTCCCGACGCCGTGGAGGGCGGCAACCGGAAAATCGACCAGACGGCTCAGAAAGCGGACAGGCCTATCACGCAAAGCAGACGTTCAATCAGCAAACAAAACAAATACAGACTATGAGCAACTTCGTAAACATAGAGGACTACGACGCGAGCGTTCACCGCGAGATACTTGACGCACTTGTACGCGACGACAGGTCGCTGGTAGAGATATGCGAGGACAGAGCCGTCGCCGAAATGCGGTGCTACCTCTCAAAACGGTACGACTGCGACGCCATTTTCTCAGCCCAAGGCGACGGACGCAACCAACTCGTACTGATGATGGTCATCGACATCGCGGTATATCACATTTTCTGCATCCACAACCCGCAGAAACTCTCCCAGATTCGCAAAGACCGCTATGAGCGGGCAGTGGAATGGATGCGGGCAGTATCAGACGAGGAAATATCCATTGACGGGGTGCCGCTGCTTCCGGAAGACATAAGGGCGGCAAAAGCATCCCTCATGTTCATGAGTAACCATAAACGAGTAAACAGATTATAATTATGAGCAACAGACGCACAAAAAACGGCAAGGGGCGTATCACCGCCGGCGGAAACATACCGAGACCGGGACAAAAGCACCAGCCGGTCATCGTGCTTACACAACCCAAGAGGTTCGGCATAGACACCTCGGACTTTATGCAGGCAATATGCGCGGCGGAAAACGTGGACTATTCCCTGCGGTCTAAACTTTACGACCTTTACAGCGACATAATGATGGACTCGCACCTGACGTGCGTCATCGAAAAACGCAAAAACGCGGTGCTATGCTCCGCAATCGAATTCAGGAGGAATGGGAAACCCGACGACCGCGTAAACGAGCAGATACACTCGCCGTGGTTCAGCCACTGCATCGCCGACCTGCTCGACGCACGGTTCTGGGGCTTCTCGCTCCTGCAATTCTACCGCGACGGCGAATGGGTTGGCTACGACCTCATACCGCGCAAACACGTCGATCCCGTGCGCCGTCTGATTCTGCAGCGGCAGACTGACATCACCGGCACTTCTTGGGACGAATACCCCGACCTGCTCTTTGCCGGCAGCGAGGACGACTTGGGACTGCTTGCCAAGGCTGCACCCTGGGTCATCTACAAGCGCAACACAACGGGCGACTGGGCGCAGTTTTCCGAAATATTCGGGATGCCCATACAAGAATACACCTACGAAACAGACGACGAGGAAAGCCGCAGACGCGCCCTCGAAGACGCCAACTCGCTCGGTGCGCTGGCCACGTTCATCCACGGCAAGGACACAGACCTAAAACTCTTGGAGGCTGGCAACAAATCCGGCAGCGCAGAGGTATATGAAAAGTTTTGCGAGCAGTGCAACAAAGAAATATCAAAACTCATACTCGGCAACACTCTCACCACTGAGTCGTCGGAAAACGGCACACAGGCTCTCGGCACCGTACACAAAAAAGTGGAGGACAAAGTGGCGCAGTCCGACCGTCTCTACATACTCGACATTCTCAACTACGAAATGACAGACATATTCACGTCCATGGGAATAGACACCCAAGGGGGCAAGTTCTGTTTTACAGAGCAGAAGGATGTCGATATGAACACCAAGGTCAGCATACTCACCCAACTTAGCACCCACTTCAACCTGCCTGTTGACGACGACTGGCTCTACAAGGAATTCGGCATCGAAAAGCCTAAGAACTACGAAGCGCAAAAATCTGCCAAGGAACAGCAACGTATCGAGCGCGAACAAAAAGAGCAAGAGGCAATGCAGACGGCACTGCCGCCACAACCCGACGTGGACAAGGACAAAAAAGGATTCAAAAACTGGCTGCGGAGTTTTTTCGCACATGCCCCGTCGAAGCACGGGGCGGATTTAGAATGGTAGTCAACCGGCTCTACTACGGCAAAGACGAGCCGGCATCGTCGGGTTTCGCATTCGACGTAGAGGTGCTTATGAAAGCCTTGCGCAACATATACGCAAAGAAAGGGAAAGAACCGACCTATATTGAAGAGAATCTTTTCCGCGAGTTCTGCAAAGGGCTTGACCACGCCGTGTCGGAAGGAGCCGCCAAAGCCGGAACAGACCCTGACGGAGATTTCGTCAACGCACTGCACCATTCAAACGAAGTGTTTTCGGCGTTTAAAGCACACCGTGCGCAACGCGACATGGCTGCAAGGCTGCTGGATTCAAACGGCGATTTAAAGCCGTTCAAACAGTGGTTGAACGAAGTTATGCCAATAGCAGACCACCAGTGCCGCACATGGTTTCAGACAGAATACGACACTGCCGTCATAAGGGCGCATCAAGCGGCCGACTGGCAACAATTCGAGCGCGAGCGCGACATCCTGCCAAATCTCAAATGGATGCCTTCCACCTCAGTCAATCCGGGTGCAGACCACCGTCCGTTTTGGGGAACCATACGTCCCATCGACGACAAGTTCTGGAAAGAGCACCGTCCGGGCGACCGATGGAACTGCAAATGCTGCCTCTCCAACACCGCCGAACCGCCGACACCGCCGCCAAACGACATTCCCGCATCATCACAGCCCCAGCCCGGACTGACCGGGAATCCGGGACAGGACGCAGCCGTCTTCAGCGACGACCACCCCTACTTCCCGTCTGACTGCCGGAACTGCACGTTCTATAAACCCGGCATTAAGGCAAGGCTCGGACATATATTCAGGGCACAAGTCAAGGACTGCTACAACTGTCCGTATGTGGACGGCTGCATTGAAAACATCAGAGGCGACGTGCGCAGAAACATACAGCCTCCCGCCGCCGAGACTTACTACAAAGTTCCTGACAAGGAAGTCTATATCAGCCCTTATCACGGCGCGGACGAATTGGACGAAAACAAGAGAATAGCAACGTTCCTATACGACAAACTGGACACGCCCGTTTATCTTTTGCCAAGGCTGAACGCCAACACATCAGCCGACATGACAACGAGGAACAAACTCCTGCCCGACGGCGTTTTTGACAAAAAAAGTCCTGATTTCCTTATTTGGGACAAACTATTTGACGCGAAATCCATGCTCAGTGTCGAGTATGACGGCAACCGGGACAACGCTAAACGGAAAATAGAAAACAGATTCAAGTCCGCCAAACAACAGGCAGAGAATTTCATTGTAGAGATACATGACAGTTTTCCCCGCGACCTCATACACCAGACCACGACGAATTACCTGAACATGACAAACACCAAACGAATCATCATGATTATATGGCGCAACAGACTCTTGGTCTATAACAATTAAAAAAGCGTCAGAACGAGGCTCCGACGCTGGCAGTTATGACGCATAGGCACACCCTACATCGCCAATACTGCCGCAAAGGTACAACATTAATTTTAAATACAAAACAAATGAACGTAAAAATTTTTGCAGACGAACTAAAAAAGAAAAGCGCAGAGGTGGAAAACCTCATGAAACGCACGCTACCGGTCATCGTCGGACGCATGGCGAAAGACCACTATCAGGACAACTTCCGCAAAAGTGGCTTTAAAAACCATGGATTGCAAAGATGGTCTGCCACAAAACGGCAAAACTCCGACATTACCGGTGCAGAAGGTCAATACGGACCGCTGCTCTCCCGTCGCAACCACTTGTTCGCGTCTATCAAATACGTACCCTCAGACTTCCGTGTTGTAGTTTCCAACGACCTTCCCTATGCTCCGATACATAATTGGGGTGGCGAGGTAAATACTACCGTAACGCCCAAAATGAGGCGTTTTGCGTGGGCAATGTATTACAAAAACAACCCGAAAACAGACGGCAAAAAGAAACCCAAGAAAGGAAAATCCGCACCGCAAATAGAAACTACATCTGCACAGTTTTGGAAAAAAATGGCTCTGACAAAAAAGAAAAAGTTGAAAGTGAACATTCCTCAGCGGCAATTCATCGGAGAAAGCCACGAACTCAACGAACAAATAAACAAACGAATAGAAAACGAACTGACAAAAATAATAGAATAGCATCATGGAAGAATTATACACCAAAATTCTCAGCCTCGTAACCAAGGAAATGCCCGAAATCTCCCTCGTTGACGAAGACTACGGACAACTTGAAACTATTGAAGACACCTATCCCGTTACTTTCCCATGTGTCCTGATAGGCAACATGGAGGCCGATTGGAACGACATTGGCATGGGAACTCAGAAAGGTGTCGTAAAAATATCTGTACGTCTCGCAATCGACTGCTACGACGACACCCACTACGGCTCAGGCACAGAGGACAAGATGTCAGAACGTCTGCTAATGGCAAATAAACTATACACTTTGCTGCAATATTTCCGTCCGCTCAATGACATGGGGCCGATGTACCGCACCAAGACACGGTTCTATTCTATGCCGGGAGGAATAAAGGTCTATGAATACATCTTCGAGTTTGAGGTGAACGACGACTCGGCCAATATTAACAGACAGCCTCCTGCGTCGCAAACAAATCCAACTGGCGGGGAGTAAGGCGGGGCTTTTTCACTTTCGGCACGGGGCGCACGGCGATGTCTTTCAATTCATGACAATGGCTGCGTATGACTGCCATAATGCGCTCCTCGCTGATAAAGAACTCCTGCTCGGAAAGTATGCGCAAAGCATCGTCGAAACGGAGCCGCTGCTCCTCCGTCCAATAATAGTAGCGGCGGCAAAGTTGTTCGTCGCGCTTTTTAATTAGTTCCTTATTTCTGCCTCGCTGTGCCATATTTTTTTGCAAAAATACTATTTTTTTTAATTATATAAACAAAAAGAGCGAAAAATCTTTCATTTGTCGCTCTTTTAGTTAATGATTTTTACTTCTGTTGTCCCGGACTGTCGGCGGATTGCGGTTTTCCCTTTAATTGAGGGTATTTTTCCCACACCGCCTTGAACCGGCAGAGTTGCCTGTACTGATAGTCCAACTCCGCCAGTTCTGCCTTCGCCTGACGTTCTGCCGCCGCCATTTGGTTCTCCACCATGGTTTCGTGCATGGCTTCCGCTATGTGGTCCACTTTCGGAATGTAGCCGTGCTTTTTGAGAACTTCGTGTTCGTTTGCTCTGCCTACCGCCACGGCATTCATACGCTCGTCGCGGTAGGCAGCAAAAAGTTGGTTCAACTTTGCGCCGTTGATGGGGGCGGCAACGGTGATGTCGCCGTCCTTCACGCGGTTCAAAACCAAGTTCAAGTCTGCGATGTTCAGGTAGTAGTTGTTGTGATAGACGCGCATGGATGTCTCTTCAAGTTGCGCGTCAGTCATCTCCTTGCCGCCGAGGTATTCTATCAGGTCTATTATCCACAACTTTATGAATCCAAGTATGAACGCCTCGCCATACGCCTTGCGTATCGACACAAGCGTCGGCAGTTCCTCTGCCCTCGATGCCTTGATAGGCGTATCGATGCCGCAGCACCGCCGCATCGCCGGAAGCGGTGCAAACTCCTTGATGAATGCCGCCGCCGGCACTTGGAGTGCGGGCGGCACTCCGGCACTTGTCCCTTTTATTGCGACTTCGTTGTTCATCGTTGCTTTAATGGTAATCGTTGATAGTGTTGCCTTGCAGCATGTCTTTCACAATGTCAAGTTTTTGCTGCATCTTGTCCGCCTTGCCACGCAGTTCCTTGTTGCGCTGCTTCTCCGCGTGCCGCATCATCTGCGCCGTTATCGTGTTGTAGCTGCGGTGGATGGAGAATACCGACGCGAAATAGTAGTTATTTTTCTCTTTCAGGTACTCCAACATCCGCTGCCACATACCGAATATGACGCCGTCGTCCGGAACCGACTGAGGGTTCTTGGCGCGGTAGCTGCCCACGAGCATATTGTATATGCCTTTCATCGTGTTGTACTCAATCGCGTATGCGGATTGGCTGCTGTACTGCACCGGCGTTCCAAACCGCGCCATATACCATGCACGATAATACTGCACCATCCGCACAACAATGTCCTTTTCGTCTTCTGTCTTTTTCATGTTGTTTGTCCTTTTATTGGTTAAACATAGCGGTTCATTTTGTTACCTCCTCGTTGCCTTTGAGTATCTCCAAGAGGTCTTCCATACATGCAACCTGCGCCGTCGTCTTGGCGTGTATTGTGGCGTCTGTACTGCCGAATCCTACGGGGCTGCGGGCAATGTCGATGTCCATCTGTGATTTCCTCATGCGTAAAACGTCAAGACGCTGTAATATCGTCTTGATGACAATATCTGCGGTCTTGCCTTTTGTGCCATAGTCGATTGAGAGACAATCGTTCAGGTAGCCGGCAACAGGCTCGACGATGAACAATATCTCCGGGTCGTCGTTCTTTACAGGCGTGTCAATAATCACACGTCCGTGTTCGTTGTGCCAGTCTATCCTGATGCGTTTTAAACGAGGATTCTGTGCGATGATTGTACACTGTGCCAGTACCAACTGCGCCACCAACTTGTCGATGTCATCATAGCGTATCAGATGGTTGTTGTACGCTTTCATTTTCTCATGTAACAACGAGCCTATTTTCGGCAGATAACTCAATGCCGGGTCGTAGTACCTTACGATATAGAGTTGCGGGTTTTCCATGATTTTTTCTTTTAATGGTTAATCTTCCGTGTCCACTAAAACTCTCTGCTCCTCAGAACCTTTCACGTCCGTGATGCTCAGGGGAATGCTCAGCCATTCGCCTTCCTCACCCTTCACCCATGCTCTCACAAACTGCTTGCTCGGTATCGGGTCGTAGGCATTCATAATGATTTCCACGCCTTCCTTGAATTGCTCGTCGCCGCTCTTGTCTGCTAACGCACGGAGCTGAAGCACCCTGCTCGCTTTCAGATTGCCCTTTTGGTCTTTGCTCAGCAACCTCAACACCATGTCCACAAGGCTCTGTGTCTCCGCATCCTTGGCAAGCCCCCGGATATACGCCATCACCATGTTGATACCGTCCTGCACTGTGTCCTTGTAGTTGTCGAGGTTGTAGCAGCCAAGCTCTATCTTCTTAGAGCCGTCGCTCGTCGTAAAAGTGTGGCTGCGCTGTCCGTCCTTGGTCATCTTCATCACGTCAGCCTTCATGTCGAGCAACGCCTTGAAGTTGCCGAAGATGGTCGCCTTCACCGTCGATAATTGCCCGGAGATGTCCCTCAATTCAGGGATGGACATCTCCACTTGCTCGTCCACCAACTTGTTATAGGTGTCGAGATTCGCTTTGCGTTCCGCCTTCGCTTTTGCTGCCGCCTGTGCAGCCTGAAAACTCTTGAATGCCGCCAGTTCGTCGGCGGACATCGTTACTGTTGTCTGTGTTGTATCCATTTCTTTAATGTATTTTATTTATTATTATTAATTTTGTGAATTGTTGCCTAATGTATATTTTGCTGCGCCCTCGTCCCAAATTACGAATGGTACGCCGGGCTTGTCCATAAAGCGGCTCTTGCACGATGCTCTGAAGCCCTCCACAAATATCTTGATGTCGGCATCATACTCTACAGCACGCCCGATACGTCCCGCCGGATGCACGCCTTCCGCATGGCTAACAAATACGAACAACTTTTTTGAGAAGCGTTCTTTCAGCTGCTTGTAACTATTGTACGTAAGGCCGCTGTATTGAAGGCTGTCGATTATTATGATGTTCGGACTTTTACGCTTTTTCAAACGCTCATAAAGCTGCTCCAACGGTTCACGGTCGAGTATCAGGAAACTGCGGCTTACCTCCTCCATGTGGTGCCGTTTCATGGATTTCTGCACACTAAGTCCCGTGCCTTCCTCCAAACTGTTATATATCACCTTGTCGAACCGGCACAGATATTTCGCCAACTGCATCACAAAAGAAGTCTTGCCGTTGCCGGGACGCCCCCAGATAATCCATACTCCGCTCGTGGCAGGCTTGCCAAGCGAAGCCTCCCAATCGCCTGTAAATTCCATGGAGGAAATGTGCATCGACAGGATGTCGGCAGGACTGTAAGCACGTTTCAGTTTCATCACTCACCTCCCTTTTTGATTTTTTCAATTTCTGTATAGACTCTGCGCAGACCGCCATCGCTGACGTTCACTATCTGCATGATGTTGACGCCCTCGGGCGCGTTCACCTTTGCTACGATAGCTGCCTGCGCCTTCAAAAACTTGCGGCGTTCTTTTTCGTCTTCGGGTGTTACACGGCTGTATGCGTCTCCAAAACGGCTAAACATCTCGGCGTAGCCCACTTTCATGCCTTCGATGTTACGGTCGATCTTGGCACGCAGCCCGTCGGCACCCATCATATACCAGCCGCAGCAACGCTCTGTGGCGTTCCAAAGAGCCTTCAATTCAAGGAAGGCCTCGTATTGCAGGTCGCCGGCCTCGTCAAGCACCACCAGCGGAGAGTCCAAGGTCTTCATGTAAGCCACAAGGTCCTCGTACACATTGTCGTAACTGCCAAGACTTGATACGCCGAACTCCTTTGCTATCTTACGCACCAGTTTGCGCTTGGTCTTCACTTGCGAACAGTCTATGTAGATGGCGTTCTTGTGGCTCTTGGTGTAGGCACGTGCAGTAAAACTTTTGCCAATGTTCGGAATGTCGCACAGAACTGCACTCAGTCCGCCCGTCTGACACAAGGACAGCTGCTCGGATATAAACACCCACGTCGGCGTTTCGGCAACATTCCACACCTGCTCCTGACGCAGGGTTACACCCAATCTGCGCGCCATGCCGACCCAGTTCGCGTCGCTGACCTGACGCTCCCACTGGCCTTTCTTGATGCTGTTGTAAACCGACGGCGATATGCCGAGGCTAACGGCATGCTTGTTGTCGCTCGGATAATTGCCTCTGTCAGCCACAATAGCCGCCACAATACGGCTTTTGATTTCTTCAGTTATTTTCATTCGTATGCTGTTTTAATGTTGTTTTAATACCATTTTATAAACTGCCCACTGCATCACGCTTGTAACGCGCAGTGTCCATGTATTCCGAATAGTCGTCGTCCGGCAGCCAGCCGTCCGGCGTGATTAATGCGGCGTGTGCCTCCACATGCTCAATGGCTTCCGCGTCTTCCCTGCGCATCACAACCACCTTCTGTATTTTCTCGTCCTTCATCATCTTGTCAAACTGACTCACATACTTCGCCTGTTCGGTATAGGCGGCGCGGTCGGCGTCCGTCTGCTCTGCCGTGGCTTCATTGTAACGTTCCAACTGCTCGCACGTGCAGATATAGTCGCCATTCTGATACAGATACACTTCGCTGACCTTACCTTTTGAATCGGGTAGCCAATATGCGTCCACCTTCATGTTCCGTGTGGCGAGTTTACCAATTTCGGAAGGGCTTGGCAGACGGTACTGCCGATACTGCACCGTGCAGTACATGTTCTGCTTGATGGTAGTACTCGTACAGTTGCCGATGTAACGGTAAAGCACCGCCTTGTCGATGGGACGCAGGTCGGGGTTCTGACGGTTTTTCAGAACGTCCCAGCGCGTAAGCCCGGGATACATCTTCTGATTTGGGTGCATTTGGTGGTTGTACTCCTGAATAGCACGAATGTCATCCGCCACCAACTCTTCGTAACTGTAAGTTTTTTCCTTGTAGGTGTCGTTCTGCTCGTCATAGACCTTCTCCACCTTAGGACGGTTGGCCTCCAACTTCGCATACCATCGTCCAACACCCACTTGAAGTTTTTTCTCGACGCCGTACTTCTTGTTCCTGTTAAAATGCTCTGCCCGCTTTTCACGTGAATTGCCGGGATTGCACCAACGTACAAGAGGAAACACCACGCCCGCCTTCATCAGTCCGTCTGCAAAGTCCTCCACCAAGTGGTGCTCCACCTCCACCTCCGCCGGCATGTAGAAGCCATTGATTTCCAAGGTCTGAAACATATTACGCATACAGTCAATGAACAAGTCGTGATTTTTCAGACGGTTGTAGGCATATCCGACAACGGCACCGCTCACCACGTCGTAGGCATAGTAGGCCTTCACGCGACGACCGTTGGTCATCGGGCGGGGCAAGTCGCGGTCGTCAAGCGAAATCTTGCTGAGCGAATAGTTTGGATGGGCGCGCAGATGGTACGGACGGTAATTGTTGTTGAAATCCCACTGCGTGTCGTGCGTCTTTGCCCTGAGAGCCTTGTTTTTCGGCGTGTTGAGGTAATTGGCAATTGTCGCCTCGCTCAGCACGATGGGGTTGCCGTTCTTGTCGGTGAAATCCTTTGGGTCGAACATCTCGCCTGTATCAATATCGACTACCACCAACTTGCCCGTAAGGAACATATTGTACATTTCCGCCACCGTGGTATTGTAGGGCCGCTCGTCCTGACTGTCAAGGCTCAGCAGCAAACGCTCGATGCGGTGGTTCACCTTGCGCGTGTTCTGGTTGTTGAACTTCTTGCTGATTAGGCTCTCATATCCCGCCTTCTGATAGTCATTCACACGCTCGCGGAATCGGTGCGGGCTCAGCGGCAGCGTGTGTCCGAACTCCGCCTGATAGTAACTGATAGCCCCCGCCAACTCGCCCCAGTTTACGGTTGTGCCGCCCATTGCCTTGCGCATGATGTTTGTGTCTGTCATTACCGTAGCCACCGCTTTCAACACCGAGGCGTTCACAGTGTACTCGTTGATTTTGTCCGGCGGCAGCGCGCTACCGTCCTCGAAACGAAAACGGGTGTAAAACGACCGTGCATCCGCATCAATGTGGTAGTGCTTGCAGAACCAGTCTTTAAGTATGTTTTCTTTCATATCTCCGTACTTTTGTTTTATGCGCTCGCGAAACCGCTGCGGCAGCGTCGCAATCTCTATCAGGGCATAATTGCCAAGACCATGAGCCTTACGTACAACGTTAATCTGTCCACGGCGCGAAAGTTGTTTGTAGTTTGGAATCGAAATGATGGGGGCAAGTGTCTTTCACTGGAAAAAGTTGACTCAAAAACAATGAGTTACTTATGTATAAAGACCGCACAGAAAAACGACAAAAGTATTATGATACAGTAATGCATTTGCACTTTGTAGAAGGCTACGGCGAAGA